TTTTTTTACAGATCCAACATTAAAAAAATACTTGACACATTTTACTATTGAATTATAATATATATAACCAAATAATAAATGGTTATTTACACTAACATCTAACTGAGAAAAACATGATTTATCACATAGCATTATTCATATTTGTGGGAGTTGTCCTGCATTTGTTGGAGGTGCCATTTCAACCAATAAAGAATTTTGAGTCACCTGCTCAAAGAAGTGTCAGGTTGATGGCTGAAGACAGGAATAAGTTGGAATTGATTCGGAAGAAAGCTGGAATCAATCAAAATAAAAGTAGAGGTGACCATCATGGTGACATTGATGTCACTGAATTATTACAAGGCATAAAGGGGTTTCTATAGTATTTCTCAGAGATCAGTACAGGATGTTTGATCAGCAGGGAAAAGATGCAGTTAGGGGATGGCTAGAGGGTAAGGGTATATCTCTCGATAAAGATGTAGAAGATTTTAAAGCCGACATTAAATGCACTATCAAAGAACATCACGAGGTTGAGATTAAGGCAGGTTGGTCAGGAGAATGGAAATCTCATTGGCATACACTTCATATACCTGTTCGTAAAAAGTCGCTACTTGGTCTGTCCGATAGATTAATTTTTTGGGTTTTGAATAATGATTGTAGCCGTGCAGTTATAGTAAATGGTTTAAATTTAAAAGATAAATTTATTAAAAACATTCCAAACAGAAGGTCACCAGATGGTGAGGATTTTTTTGATATCCCGATTAAATACTGCAATCACATTACTTTAAAGGAAGATGCCTAAAGGGATTGGAAGTAAAGTCAAGGTTCGGAAGCAGGGCAATAAGAATAGTACTAAAGTTAGTACAGGGTCTAGAGCTGAACAGGCACATCACAGGGCTGTTATGAAGGCTGCTATTAAAGTTGATTATGAATCTGGATTACTTACCAGAGGCCAGATAGTTGATAAGTACGGAATATGGAGGAGTACACTACAGAAGTATGTAGGTGAGGGAGATTGGGAGTATGCTTCAAAGCGAGAGGCTGCTCTGGTTGACGTACATACAAAGATGATTAAGAAGTATTCGGACTATCGTGCGACTATATCTGATCAGCACCTGGATGAATTAAATAGACTGAAGGAAATGGTTCTATTATCGAATGATAAAGGTGAGGTAGATTTGCTTACGGCTAAAGCTAAGACAGTTATGGATATTATTAAGAGTGAGCGGATTGCTCTTGCTATGCCCAATGAATATAAATACATCGAGCAGAAGAATGAGAATGTATTCAGGGTTGAAGATGCTCTCAAGGAACTTGATCACCAAATGAATCCTCAGATTGAGGATGTAATTGAGGGAGAATTTACAAAGGAGAATAATGGCAAAACGGAAAAAATCAACCAGGGAAATTAAAGCGGAGCAGAAACAGATTATGGATTCCAGGGATATGCTGGCGTTGATGTTAGCATCAGTTTCAACATCATGGAAAACTGGCGTTCCATATGCTGATCTGATTGCATCAGCAGAAAAGAATAATTTAAAACCTGATTCTTTTTTTTTAGAAATTGCTGACAGTATCGGAACAATGTTTACTATGGTTGAAGCGGAGGATGTATGAAAAGAAAAGTATGTGTAGAATGCGGAAGAGAATTAAAAGGTGCACGAACTAAATTTTGTGGCGAGATTTGTTCTTATAATTTTAAGCGAGAAAGAGAAAGACTAAAGCGAATTAGGATTGTAATCGATCCTATATCCTGTGAAGTTTGTAAGAAAACTTTTACACCGAAGACAACAAGGCAGAGGTTTTGTACAAATGAATGTTGGCATATTAAAAATAATATAAAAAGGAATAGACTCAGGAAGCTTAATGCGTCTAAGCCGAAAGTTAGACCTCAGGATAGATTCGCTCCAAATTGGAAATCTCCCACTTTTGGTGAGCGTGAAGTCACCACTGCATCATTTGTAAATTGTGAGAGTGCTGAAAGGCAAGAGCTTAAGAGTGCAGTACTAGCATATCTGGAAAATGGCGGGAAAATTACACGCTATAACGATCAGATCCCCACTTTGTATATCGAATCAGATTTAAAATGGAATGTCCCTGAATCAGAGGAAAAGGAAATCCAAACTGAGCTTGAACGTCTATGGGGGGTAGAGGATGTTCTTGGGAATTGATCCAGGATTTACTGGAGCATTAGCAGTCTTAGACAATAAATTACAGGTCATTCATTACCAAGACATGCCAATCATTGAAGTTGCTAAAAAGCGTGAATTAAATGAGCCTGAACTTAAAAATATCTTTAATAGATTTTCTCCGAAATACGAGAAACTTATAGTCGGGATTGAAAAATCTCAGACTATGCCCAACCAGGGGATAGTGTCAAGTGGTCGCTATATGGCTAGTTATGGTTTTCTGAGGGGCTTGTGCGTGGGCATGGGCTTGCCATACTACTTGATACGACCCCCCAGTTGGAAGAAGTTGATGCTTGCTGATATGCCGAAGGAAAAAGGAGCAAGTATTCAGAAGGTAAATCAGATATACCCTGAGATTAGTCTAACTAGAAAAAAAGATCATGGCATTGCAGATGCGATTCTTATAGGACGTTATCTTGGTTTTACCATAGATGAAAAACTATCAATTTAATATTAACTAAATTAAAGGAGTAAATATGAAGAAAGTGTTTTCAGTAATATTACTATCCATTATTTCTGTGATATTTAATTTAAATATAATCGCACAACCTTCGGTTGGTTATGTTCTTGTGGGACCAAAAAATGATGGAGGTTGGTCAATGCGTCACCACCAAGGATTTCAATCCTTAAAGAAACATGGTTACAAAGTATCTATGGTTGAGATGGTTCCAGAAGCTGAATCTTTAAAAGTATTTACAAAACTAGCAAGAAGACACGATATTGTCTTTGCAACATCATTTGGATACATGGATTCAATGGTTAAGGCAGCTTCTAAGAATCCTAACACTATATTTATGCATGCTACTGGCTATAAGGGTAATGACAAAAATATGGATAATTATGTTTGCCACTCCTTTCAAGCTCGATACTTAACTGGGATTGCTGCTGGGATGCTAACAAAGAATGGAAAAATTGGAGTTGTTGGGTCTCATCCAATACCCGAAATTATAAGAAATATAAATGCCATTGCTCTTGGTGCACAGACAGCTAGACCAGATATTAGGGTTCAGATCGTGTGGATAAATTCATGGTTTGACCCTCCAAAAGATATGGATGCAGCAAAAGCTCTACTTGATGATGGTAACGACATACTTTTTACAACAACAGATTCACCTAGCGTTGTTACTCTGGCACAAACTGCTTGGAAGCAAAATGGTAAAGAGGTTTGGAGTATGGGAAATGATGCCCCTATGGGGAGTAATGGGCCAGATCGATATGCTACAGGTATGATGTTTAACTGGAATGTTCTTTATAAACACATCCTGGATCAACTTGCAGATGGTAAGCTCAAAATGAATCAAAGATGGAACTGGGGATTAAAAGAAAATTGTGTAGGGTTATCTCCATGGGGAAAGAATGTACCAGGGGCAGTAGTTAACAAAGTAGAGACAGTTAAGATGGAGTGGGTAAATGATGATATGGATGAATGGTATCCATTTTCTCAAGGTATTACTAAAAAGGACGGAACAAAAATCGCTGCAGGCGAAATTAAACGTCAACAACTTGAAACAATGCAGTACTTTGTTAAAGGGATAGTTAATAATTTCCCAACTAAATAAGTAATGAGTAAAGAATTAAAAAATATTAATGAAGAAAAAATATTTAATCCACCTCATTATAAAACTGGGATACAACCTTTAGATTATATTCAAGCAAATAAATTAGATTTTTTAGAAGGGAATATAATTAAATACCTGACACGCTATAAAAATAAGAATGGTGTAGAAGATTTAATAAAAGCAAAAAAATATTTAGATCTAATTATAGAAAGGGAAAGGAAAAGAGCATGATTATGAATTACGAAGAACTCATAGCTGCTATAAAAGAAAACACAAAGGAGCTTCGTAATCTCCAAGTCATAATGCCGTATCACATCAAGGAGATTAAAAAGACAGAGACTCTTAGAAAAGTTAGAGAGGAAAGAGCCAAGCAGGATGCTAGGGTAGATGCAGCAGCTCAGGCTATTTGGGATAAAAATAATAGATTAAAATGAAAACTTGTGAGTATTGCGGTTCCTTGTATACCCCGAATATTCATGCAGTTCATACACAAAAGTATTGTTCCCAAAATTGTAAAGGTAAAGCTCAGTTTGAAAGAAATAAAAAAGCTGGGAAGAAAAGAAAGAGGAAGGGCGGGTATAACAGAACAACTTATATTATCTGTTGGCTGAAAGCTCAGTATTTAGATAAAGACACTGCTCCTTGTTACTACTGTGGTAAAAGACTAAAGGCAAGAGGTGATTGGGTTCTGGATCATAAAAACCCCTTAAAAGAATTAGAAGATCCTGATGACCAAACAAATGATGAGAATCTTGTAGTTTGTTGTAAGTCATGTAATATAAGGAAAGGTTCTATGCCTTTTGAAAAATATATGAAGATAATGGAGAAAAAATTTTGGTAATGTTTTGGTAATGTTTAACAGTAAAAAAGGCTTTTTGGTAATGTTTGGTAATGTTTTTAGGGAGAAACTTAAAGAGATAATCCGTTGGTAATACTGGATGGCGGGCGTAGCTCAGCTGGTAGAGCGCAGGATTGTGATTCCTGTGGTCGCCTTATATAGAATCCTCT